TGATTTAGTAAAAGTATTTGACTATTAAAACAGTAAAATAATTATGCCAAAATGTATGCATTTAGTACCAGGAATGACCAACCTGGTTACTAAAAAATCTAAGGTCAAAATTACGAAGGCTAGAATGCTCGAATTAAAAGAAGAGCATAGACTTCATAATAAAAGATACAAAAAAGACCCACATCTAGCACATCTTATGGTGATGGATTTTGATACATATGTAAAGTATGTATTTGGCAAACTCAAATTTAAAAAGAAAGACAGAGGTCAATATGTAGGTGAACCTATGATTAATAATAGAGTATCACCACCTAAAACAAAAACTAAAGTTGAACCTCATGTATGTGCGAAGAAAGAACCTAAAGTATATGATGGTGAAAGAAAACTTATAGGCATAGGCATATTACACAAGTCAAATCTTGTACCTATTTTTGATGAAGAACATGCAAAAGATTTAGCAAAAATGCGAAGATGAAAATAATCTTTAACATAGTAACTATTGCAATTCTATCATGGGTTGCATTTTTAATTGTAGCTGCATTACTAAACGATTTTGGTATTTTAAATAAAGAATATGTTTTGATATATTATTTTTCAATTTTTATTCTTTGTCTAGGTATCAATTATTATAAATAATAGTAGAAGTTGCCATAATGGGACTTCTATAAAACTTGCTTAACAAAGGAGGAAACTATGACGGTATTTAGTTCATTACATCCGTTTACAATAGGTTATGATGATGTCTTTAAACATTTTGAGACATTGTTAGAACATCAACAACCAAACTATCCACCATACAACATTGTAAAGACAGGTGATTATTCACATGTTATCGAAGTTGCATTGGCTGGTTATTCTAAGGCAGAGGTAGATGTTATTGTTCAAGAAAATTTCTTAACAATTAAATCATCTGATTTACCTACAACAGAAAAACCTAAAGATAATGTTGTTCACAAAGGCATTGCTAAGAGGGCGTTCAAAAGAACATTTACCCTTGCAGAGGATGTCGTTGTAAATGACGCTGTGTTGAAAGATGGTCTTCTTAGAGTGGAACTTGAAAGAGTTGTACCTGAAGAAAAGAAACCTAAAGTAATCAAAATTAAGTAAACACTAAGTACCAACCAGCATTGACAAATCGTGCTGGTTGGTATATAATGTACAACATATATAATTAACAAGTGAGAATATATTATGCAATTATCAAGTGATACAATTAATGTCTTAAAAAACTTTGCTGATATCAATCAGAATATCTTAGTTAAAGAAGGCACTACATTAACAACAATATCAACAATGAAAAACATATTAGCAGAAGCTGATATTTCTGATAGTATTCCTAAAGAGTTTGCTATCTATGATTTACCAGAGTTTCTAAGGGCGATTGACATGTTTCAAAAACCTTCTTTAGACTTTGATGGTGAAACCCATGTAGATATCGCAGACGGAAATTCTAAACAGAAAGTCAAATACTTTTTTGCTGATAAGTCAGTCATTGTTGCACCAACAAAATCAATAACAATGCCAGATACATTTGTTTCTTTCACATTCAAAAAAGATATGTTTGAAAAACTAATGAAAGGTATTAACACATTAGGTTTACCTGATGTCGCAGTTATAGGTGATGGCACATCAATTAAAATGATTGCTACTGATAAGAAAAACAAATCATCTAATACTTACTCTGTGGATATCTGTGAATCTGATAAGAAATTTACAGCATACTTCAAGGCAGAAAACTTTAAAATGGTTACAGATGATTATGATGTTGCTTTATCATCACAAAAAATTAGTCATTTCGTGAATCGTACTAGACCAGTTAAATACTGGATTGCACTAGAACCAGATTCAACATTTTAAGTTTAACTAAATTGAGGTTTATATTATGTCCGACTTTTTGTGGACGGAGAAATACCGTCCAAAGAAAATCAAAGATTGTATCTTACCCGAAGATACGAAGAAAACTTTTAGTGAGTTTTTAAAACAAGGGGAAATACCTAATCTATTATTATCAGGCACAGCCGGCACAGGTAAAACTACTGTTGCTCGTGCCTTATGTGAAGAATTAGGTGCAGACTATATTATTATAAATGGTTCTGATGAAGGCAGACAGATTGATACATTACGAACAAAGATTAAAAACTTTGCAAGTACAGTATCTCTAACAGAGGATGCCAATCATAAAGTAGTTATTATAGATGAGGCAGACTATACAAATGCTGAATCAGTACAACCTGCTTTAAGAAACTTCTTAGAAACATTTCATAGTAATTGTAGATTCATATTTACATGTAATTACAAAGCAAAACTTATCGAACCACTTCATAGTAGATGTACTGTTATTGACTTTAGAATCGTAAATGGTCAAAGAGTTAAAACAGCAACAGCATTTATGGAAAGATGTTCTAAAATATTAGAAGATGAAGAAGTACCTTTTGATAAGAAAATACTTGCAGAATTAATTCAAAAACATTATCCTGATTTCAGAAGGACAATAAATGAATTACAAAGATATTCTGTAAGAGGTAAAATAGATAGTGGTATATTGTTCTCTATGTCTGAAGTCAGTCATAAAGAATTATTATCATCACTAAAAGAAAAAAGATTTAACGATATGAGAAAGTGGGTCGTACAAAATCTAGATAAAGAACCAGCGTTCTTGTTTAGAAGTATCTATGATGTACTTTACAAAGCGTTATCGCCAAACTCTATACCACAAGCAATTCTAATAATCGCAGGTTATCAATACAAGGCAGCTTTTGTTGCTGACCAAGAGATTAATATGGTTGCATGTTTAACAGAAATAATGGCAGGATGTAAATTCAAATGAAAAAAGTATGTGAAAATCCATATTTTGATGTAGTAGAAACTATAAATCCTACCGAATCATTTAAAGTATTTGAACATTACACCGCTACAAAGTTGGCAGAAAGATATCATAGTGTTCAAGAGCAGGTAGTAATCGGTGTTAGAGAATGTGATATTGAACATTGTATAGATGTAGTAGTAGGTGAAACTAAAACTTTAGTAGAATGTAAAATAAAAAATACACCAGGTACAGCAGACCAAAAATTGAAAACTGCTGTATATGATTTACAATATGCCTTAGATAATTTTAAAATGAAAGACGGAAGTAAATATGAAAAGGCAGTATTAGTTCTTGGTGGCACTAAATGGGTAAAAAAATATAAGGATTGGTTTAGATACGAATATATAAAAAATTTTCCGAATATAAGTGTATCAGTATTTGAAGAAGACCCAGGATTTAAAGATGTATGAGTTAAAAGATTATTTAAATGCAATAAATTTTTCTAAAGAAAAACTTCTAGATACTGATGATACAGAGTGGGCAAAGAAATATCCACCCTTTGTTATCAACAAGTGTTTGTCTATGTTTTATGACTGTATTGCACAGGCAAACGAAATGAATGGGTACCACTTCTTAGATAAAGATGTTCAATTTAATTTTTTCATAAATAGTATAAGAAAAAAGAAGCGATTTGGTGGTAAGTGGCTAAAACAAAATGTTTTAAAAGATGTAGATTATGTCAAAGAATATTATGATTATAGCAACGAAAAGGCAAGAGAGGCCTTATCAATACTAACTAAAGAGCAGATTGAATTAATCAAATTATCTATTGATAAGGGTGGGAGAAGAAGAAAATGAATGATGAGATAGAATGGAATCAAGATAACATGCTCGAAGTTACAATCAAACAACCTGATGATTTTTTAAAAGTAAGAGAAACTTTAACAAGAATAGGTGTTGCAAGTCGTAAAGACAAAACACTATATCAGTCATGTCATATACTACACAAACAAGGAAAGTATTATATTGTACACTTTAAAGAATTATTTGCATTAGATGGCAAGACAGCAACACTATCAGAAAATGATATACAAAGAAGAAATACAATATCTATATTGTTGCAAGACTGGAATTTAATTGATATTGTACATAAACAAGAATCAGAAAATAAAGCACCACTAAGTCAGATAAAGGTTTTACCTTTTAAAGAAAAGAATGAGTGGACACTATCAGCAAAATACAACATAGGCAAAAAAGTAGAAGATGAAAGTACCTAGTTTTAATGAATTTATTAGTGAGGCAGTTGAAACTCCTAAACTAGTAATCATAACAGATGAGCCTGAACAAGCAAAAACTTTTCACACGGCAGATAGACTTCAACAAGAGGCGAAAAAGTTAGGGTGGAAATATTACTTGTATAAACTTACAGGTGGGTATACATCAACAGAAGAAGGTATTAGAAGACTACATAACAAAGATGATAAAAAAGGTTTTGTAGTTGATAAAAATACTATTGCAATATTTAGAGGTTCAGTTGTTCGTAGAGACAGTTGGATGGATATTGTATCTATGTTTGAAAAAGATAAAGTATGTTGTGTAAACAGTCGTAACAGTATAGAAATATGTACAGACAAATACAGAACATCTATTAAACTTGCAGACTTCGGTTTAAGACAACCCAAATCTGCACTAATAACAGATAAAGAAAATGCCTTAAAAGCATTTGAAAACTTAGACACAGACTTTCCTATAATTCTAAAAACATTACGAGGGTCAAAAGGTGTGGGTGTCTTATTTATTGAATCAGAAATAGGACTAGATTCTATTGTACAGTTAATCAATAAACAAGATGAAGATTCTGATTTATTAGTACAAGAATATATTAAGACAGACTATGATGTTAGAGTATTAGTTTTAGGTGGCAAAGTTCTTGCAACAATGAAACGACCTGTAATCAAAGGTGATTTTAGAAGTAATGTATCACAAGGTTCAAAACCAGAAGAATTAAAATTAACAGAATTAGAAATAGAAGAATGTATTAAGGCCTCTAAAGCAGTAAATGGTTTATGGACTGCTGTAGATTTTATACCTTCAAAAAATAGAACAAAAGAACCACCATTTATGATTGAGGTAAACTCATCACCTGGAACAGAAGGTATGGAAGAGGCAACAGGTAGAAATATTAGTAAAGAAATTTTAGAACATTTTTCAGATAAAAAGAATTGGGTACAAGAACCTTCTAAATGTGGTTACAAAGAAGTTATGACAATAAAACCTTTTGGTGATATTGTTGCAAAATTTGATACAGGTAATAGTGGCACGAATGTTATACATGCAGAAAACATGGAAGTAAAAGGTAAAAAAGTAACATGGTCATTATATAATAAAACTATAACATCAGATATAATTAGACAAGAAGAAATAAAAGTAGGTGGTCTAAGAGACTATGAAGAAGACAGATACTTAATTAAACTAGATGTACAATTTGCAGGTACAATGTATACAGATGTTGAGTTTACTCTAGATGACAGAGAAAACAGAACACATATATTATTAGATAGAGAATTTATGAATAGACTTAATGTTATGGTAGACCCTAGTAGAAAATATATAGTTACTAGTCCGTACACCATTGACAAATAACAATTTTTATAGTACAATACATTATTAACAAGTGAGGTAAATTATGGCAGATGTGAAGCTATTTCGTATGACAACAGGCGAAGATGTAATCGGTAAAATTAAAGAGGAACTATTTGATGAGAATGGTATCTCAACACATGTGGTTTTAGAAAAACCTTTTGTGATTATTCCAC